ATCTGATTATTTAAAGGGTCTGAAGAGATTAGATATTAAAAACCAGAAAGCTGAAATAATTGGAAGAGCTATGAGGGTTGCTAAAAATACTAAAGTTGGTGTGGATATACCAAGACCTATAAAAGCAGCTTTACTCAGAGGTGCGAGAGGCATTGGTAAATACCAGAAAAAAGTTGGTGAACAAGGCAAAGCTTATTTAGCCAAGGGTGAGAGAATGATTAGAGGGAAGAGGGATAACTAGTGGTTTTTCAAATAATTACAAAAGGTGGAAAATTACTTTCAACCCATTCTAAAAGTAAGGCCCTTAAAGCTATTAAAGAAGGTGGTAAAAAGGCACTTAAAAAATTTGTTGAAAGAGTATCAAACAGAAAAGAATATAACAGAAAATTAAAACAAAGATATCAAGCAAGAAAGCGAAAAGAAGGTGATCCTGTATATGCTGCTAAAGCTAAGGCAAGACAAAAAAAATTCTATAAACACGAAATGAAAATGTTACACAGCAGTAAATATTTTGATAGAATAGTAAGTCCAGAGTACAGAAGAGCCCAAGCCAACACATTGGTAAAGCCAAGGGTTGCTGGTAGATTAAACCCAAAACAGAAAACAGCTATCCGAGGAATGCCAGTACAAAAAAAATCTAAAGGTGGTTTAACTTATAAAAGAGGTGGTTTCACTTATGGCTCTTAAAGCTAAAGCACTAAGGACTATAGATGATCTGACTCCAAAGCAAAGAAAGTTTGTTGATATACTTGTAGCGAACTGGGGCGAGATTACAAAAGCCGAAGCCTGTAAGAGAGCTGGCTATGATGCCAAGAACGATAAAAATTTTTCCGACATAGGAAGTAGATTAACTTTAAGAAGACATAACCCACACGTAGTTAAATACATGGATCAAGAGCTTGAGAAAGCGAAGGCCAAGTATGAAAAAGACAGACTGCGAAGATACAAAAGATTAGAAAAATACGCTGACGCTGCTTATACTGAAAAACAATTTGCATCAGCTATCAATGCTGAATTTAGATCAGGACAATTAGCTGGTTTATATGTAGATAAAAAAGAAGTAAAAGTATCAGGACTGGAGGGTATGTCACGTGGAGAACTTGAAAAGAAACTCAAGGAATTATCAAATAAGATCGATGGCTTCAACGCCAAAACGATCGAAATTGAGCCAGAGACAAAAAAATTACATAAGTAGTTTTAATTGGCAATCCTTCATAACTGTATTTAACGAGGTTCATAACCAGGATCTCAAAATGAATTTAGGTAAAGTTAATGTTGAGACGAAAAAAAAGTAAATATAAACATGCTATTGTTGGTGGTAAGAGATATTACTTATATAGAATTACATGGATAGATCCGTGCGGAGATTCGGGTCATGCTGAGGCAAGTGAAGTTAAAAAGTTATTGCCTGCTAAAATGGTTACGCAGGGTTATCTTTACGACAAAGATAAGAAAAATGTGTGGACATTTGCAAGTTATGACACAGAGTCAGCAGTTTTCTCCGATCGTAATGTACTACCAAGATGTTTAATTCAGAAGATGGAAAAGGTAGACAACCGATCTGAATAATTTATGAAAAAGCGTGAGTCAAAGCTCTGGCAAAGAATTAAAAAACATATAACAAAACCTCATTTAATTCGTGTAGAATCTAATACAATCAATGGTATTCCTGACATTAACGGTTGTTGGGATACAAAAGAATTTTGGATGGAACTTAAATCGGACAAAGTTGGATATCCGAAGCTATCTAAATGGCAAATTAGTTGGATTAACAAACGTATATCACATGGTGGCATAGTTATCATCTGCAATGAGACCCTCTTGGAGAAGAGTTTGAAACTGTACAGACCGTTGTCCGCTATCCGTGACCCTCGTTTACTGAAACCTCGTGCCTCGTTCTCGTTTCCCGTACAATGGCCACTGGTCCAGCGTGCCATCCAGCAGCTCCTGCAGCTGGATCCGGGAGAAGCTCGTTCTCGTTCCGATGACGAAGACCAACGAATCGAAGAAGAGATAATAAGGGGCTCAGGCAGCGTCACGTCAGAGGACTTTAAAGAACTATAATTCTCGTGTATTCTCGTCTCGGGGGCCAACTTTTATATCATTGTTTTCCGTTGAGCCCCCACCATCGGCAGCCTGGCTACGAACTCTTGTTCTCGTTCACCGAAGCAATCCTCGTTCTCGTTTAGGAAAAGAAAGGTGAGGATCTGGTAACCTAGTAAGCCTGCCACCACCTACCTAGGTTGGGTGATACCTCGTTCTCGTTTCAGGAAAGGATAATAAGTATGGGTAATTAACTTACAGGGTGCAGGTCGTCCAGAGCTTCAGTCATACCCCTTAGTAAAAAATAAATGAATTTTCTTCTTGACTCCTGTCCCATCTGGTCTTATATACATTCAGGATCGCACTGCATCCGCTGGCATTGTATAGTCAAGCCGGGTTTGACTGGTGCGGCCCGCTAACAATGAACAAAGGATAACAATGAACAAGACAATAAAGATTGAAGTGAATGCAGGATGTGTAACTGACGTGACTGGTTTACCGGAAGGATACGATTACGAAATAGTGGATCATGACGTTAAAGAACCAGTAGATGAATTACATTTACAAGGAAGCACGATGGCCAAGACACATGTGATAAAGGATGACGGTACGGTGACCGTTCTAGAAGGAAAGATAGAAGAACTTAAGGAAATGCAGGGGCTCGTTAAGGGACCAATTGAAATCGTTAACGCAGCAATGCCTGCAGCATCTCCTGAGCTGCCTGGTTCTGAAGCACTCAAAGAAATGGTAGTGAATGAGGAAGGTCTCTTCAACACTTCGTTTCAAACTAATGAAAAGGCCAGGAAGATAATAGCGGATGGCCTGCGGGTGCCGCTGGAAAGTATACAGGACATTCGTGGAGACGTGTTTGTTACTGATGGTTGGAGGATCGCGTGATATCATTTTTGTTATTGCTGCTCGTTTTGTATCCCAACTTCATGCTGCCAGTGCTGGGACTAGTTGTTCTCACGGGAGCTGGACTCTGGTGAAGCTCTCGCTCGTCTCGTTTAGGAAACGAGTTAGTTTAGAACAGTTTTAAGGTAGCTGGGTGGCACGGCAGTGCTTCCAACCTAGACAGCTTAGCTAAAATTCCCTATGTTCATTTCGGGTTTTTCTTGTTGACTTTGGTATGGGATATGATAAGACAATGATGTGGTAGGTAGCGAGAAAACTGGGCAGATCAGACTATTTGTGTACGATACAGTTTGCAGACTGGTAGTGGGGGGTCGTAATCCTGTATTCCTATTTACCACATGCGGGGTTCAATACTAACGAGACCGCCAATTAGCTATTGTGCTTAGACCCGTAGAACTTGAGGTTCGGGGACGTGTTGAACCAAGCGCGCAAAGATAACAAAGGAGAAAGATATGGGACTAGACCAAATTGCTCATTTACGAAACAGGAAAGTAAATTGGGAAAAATACTATGATGATGATAAGGACGAACAAAGTGGCGTCTTCGTTTGGAGAAAACACGCTCGACTTCAAACCTTTATGAGTAATAAGTTTGCCGAGCAGAACGCAGAGGCAATAAAAAAACAAGAGGAACTCAATAAGAAGAAAAAGGACTCGTTCTTTGATTTAGGACATCTCGGTATGAACGGAGATGATGAGTTATATATTACTGAAGAGATAGTTAGGGAACTGGAAGCCGAGTGGAAAGATAATTATCATCACTCGTTTTGTTCAGACGGTTTCTTTTGGGGACAACAGTTTCAAGAAGAGGCAGTCAAAGAGTATAAAGCACAGGATAAAAAATTTATTGAGTGGTGTAAGGAAGCGATTAAGAATAAGCAAGTGGTCGTTTATACATGCTCGTGGTAAATGTCGCGTTGTTAATAATGTCGTTATTTAAAAAGAACAGGGGGAGAAGCTGATGGGTATAATAATCTGGACAAGTCCGTTGTGGGTTATCTACATTTTATTATTATTTGATATTGTAAGTTTATCAAATGTATTTAATTTGTTCTAATTTTGTTTGTGGAAAAACCCATTTTGGACAAACCCAAAATGAACACAAAGCGCTTGTTATTAGTATGAGACCTGATAAGACAAGATATTAATAACAACTAACAAAAGGAAAACAATGAGTAATGCTGTTAAAAAGCTGAAAGCTGATGAAAAGAAAATCGTCATGGCTTATGCTGTTAACAAGCTACAATTCAATCGTTTATCTAAAGAGTTAGATAAGATGAAACAAAACTTGGTTGATGTGTTTGAAAGAACAAATCAAAACTTGGTTATTGTTCAAGATGAGAACGGTTGTAGCTTTGGAGTTCAAAAGATCAAACGAAAGAGAAAAAAGTTTGAGACAGCGAACTTCAAGATCAAGCACAATGATTTATTCAATCAGTTCTGTACTGATATTGAATATAATGAGTTCAAGGCAATAGGAGACAATAGTTAATGCCTGACAATGTGCCAATGAATATATCAAAAGTATTAGCCGAGCAATCGGCTAATGCTCAACTTACACCTAATCAGAAGTTAGACCCTGATGCGATCAGTAAGTTAAATTATGAAGTCATGTATAAAATGCTAGAGGGCGAAGTAGAAAAGCTAATCATTGAAAATGTTGGCAACCCTTTAATAGACGACTTCAAACAAAGGATTGTAAATAAATTTAGCTACTTAATTGAGAAGTTAAGTAAGTAAATACAACCGACAACTCGTAGCGCTAACGCGCTACGGGTGTATCTATATGAAGGCTCATAAAACCCAGCAAACTTGATCCAGCTTTTCGAAAAATTTCAGCGCGTTGCAGTAGAAGGTACTTCTACTGACGGAGAGTTTATAGCAAGTCGAATAGAAGTAGAGTATGCTTAAACGATATGGTATAAAAAGGGGACCCAAAAGATGAAAAATTTAAGATGAAAACAATAGATCTTTTAACAGATGATGAATTAAGAACCTTAATTCTTAAGAAGCAGATCGAATTTATAAAATTATGTCAGGATAACTTTTTATTGTTTGCTAAAGCAATGTGGCCTGATTTTATTTATAGACAAACAGAGGACCCACAAAAGTATGGGCACCATCAAATAATAGCAAATGAGTTTCAAGATATAGCTTCAAAAGAATCTAAACGTCTTATTGTGAATATGCCACCAAGACATACCAAATCAGAGTTTGCGTCTTTCTTGTTCCCTGCGTGGATGATCGGTAAGAATCCTAAAATGAAACTTATGCAAGTCTCACACAATGCTGAACTTGCTTCGCGGTTCGGTAGCAAAGTTAGAAACTTAATGGAAACTGAAGACTACAAAAGTATCTTCGGAGATGTTAGTCTTAGAGAAGATAGTAAGGCAAAAGGACGATGGGAGACCAATCATGGTGGAGAATATTTTGCAGCGGGGGTAGGCGGTTCAATTACAGGACGAGGGGCGGACTTACTTATTATCGATGACCCACATACTGAACAAGACTCAATGTCAGATTCTGCAATGGAAAGAGCTTATGAATGGTATTCATCAGGACCCAGACAACGTTTACAACCTGGTGGTTCGATAGTCGTTGTTATGACAAGATGGGCAACGGATGATTTAACAGGAAGGCTCATCAAATCACAATCAGAACCAAAAGCAGATACATGGAGAGTTGTAAGCTTTCCAGCAATACTGGAAAACGAACAACCTGTATGGCCTGAATACTGGCCACTAGAAGAATTAGAAAAAGTTAAAGCATCAGTTACAAC